GAACAAAAGGGTTCACATAACTTATGAGGAACTAAAATGAGTCCTAAAAAACTAGAGTTGTTGAAGAAACTTCAAGAACTTGAAAATAAGTGGTCATCTGAGTTAATGACACATGGTGGTGTTCATACTGGAATGACTAAAATTGAATCTGATATTAAGTCTACAAGAAATGAGATTAAATATCAGGATGTACAAGAAAACTTACAAGCAACAGCTTAAGTTTTTATTGTAGTTAAAAAAGTCTATCTTTTTCCTAGGGGTTCTGTCGGCTTTCCAAACTCGTAATGATTTATAATCTTAAATAATTTTTCTCTTTTAGTAACTGCATACGGTATAAATAATTTTGCAAGATACAATGCTTTTTGATGAGAGCATCTCCATCTCCATTGAGGTATCTTTGCTAAACTTCCTTTACCAATACCTTTGTAATGAATACTACCTACCTTAACAATATCATAAAAATTTTTAATAGAATTCAAATCATTTTGTGCAACTTCCATACCAACATTCCATTTCATATAAACTTTACCATTTGGTTTATTACATTTGTATTGAGCATAATTAACACTACCATCTGCATCAAATACACCTGCTGCAAAAGCAATTAGGTCTTGGTTATCGTGAGCCGTGTTTCTTTTATTTAGCATCACCCCAACTCTTTCCCAAACCATATTCCACAATAGAGGGTACAGTAAATTCAATTGTATTTTCCATTATGTTTTTTATTTCTTTAGCATGAGCTTCATCTTTTACATTAAAACATAATTCATCATGAATTTGTAACATAGGTAAGTGACCTGCTTCTACACAATCTAACATAGCTTGTTTTGTTTGATCAGCTGAAGATCCTTGAATTAATCTATTCAATGCTTTGTATGTATAAGCTCTTTTAATATTATCCTTACCATATTTAGCTACTGCATTCTCATATTTTTCTGCAACATGTAAACCAAAGTCTTTAGTTTCCCACATATCAAATCTACACTTCCTACCTTTTTTAGTTCTAATCACACCATCATTAGCAGCTTTAAGCATACATCTATCCGATAATTGTTTTACAAATGGTACTTTCCTATTGTATTTAACTATCAATTCATCTGCCTCTTCTTTAGATACTCCTAGAGAATTAGCTAATTTATTCTTACCCATTCCATACATAAGACCGAGTCCAATTGTTTTAGCTTGGGTTCTCTCAATACCAACTAAGTCTGCTACTGTTTGGTGAAAGTCTGCGCTAGAATTTTTATAAGCTTCCATTAATTCTGCAGATCCTTCATAGTTAAGTGATGCTGCATAATGCACCGTCATCCTTGGTTCTTGTTGTGAATAGTCGAAACTACCCCACTGATGGCCTTCTTCTGGTATAAATAGGCCCCTAATCTTAGGACCAAACTCTTTATTTCTAGCAGGAATTTGTTGTAGGTTAGGGTTAGACATACTAAGTCTTCCAGATACAGTGCCTCCATTGTCCCCTCTTAATTGGTTGATCTCTCCATGTATTCTACCGTTGACCTGGTACTTCATGATTGAAGTTAAAAAAGTTCCATGAAATTTATTCACTTCTCTTGCACTTACAATTAATTGTGCTATTTTGTTTTTATTATTAATCAACCAATTTTGTGTAAACGATGGTTCCTTTGTTTTTTCGGTTCGTGGGTAATCTAACTTCAGTTTGTCAAAAGCTTTGGCAATCTGGCGGGGTGCCCAAATATCTATTTCTACTCCTGTTTCTTTCTTTATATCCAGTAGTATTTCTTTTTCTTGGCGCATCATTTCTTTTCGTAATGCTTCAGCTTTTTCCACTTGCACTCTCACACCTCGTTGACGCATTTTTATTAGAACCGGCAATAGCTTCTGTTCCATTTCCCACACAGTAGTTAAACTCTGCATTTTAATTTCTTGTTCAAATCTTTTCCAAAGTTTTAAAGTTAATTCTGCATCTTGTTCTGCATAATATCCAACATGCTCTGCAGGTAACTTCCACATCTCTGCTTTAGGATCTATACCATGAGCTGCTGCAGCTTCTCTTAATTCTGTTTCTGCTTTTATCTCTCCAAGGTAATCTACTGATAATGCATTCAATGAATAACTAAATCTATTCTCATCTATAAGTGCTGCTGCAATCATTGTATCTATAATAGGTCCGTTGACCGTGATACCTGATGCTTGTAACCAACCAACATCATATTGAGCATTGTGAAATATTTTTGGACAAGGTAATGCACATACATCTTTCATATATTTTTTAACTTGCTCTGGTATCATATTACCACCACCTAAATGATTAAATGGAAAGTATCCCTTCCAACCATCTACTGCTACTGCAAACCCTACAATCTCTCCTCTACCTAAAGCCCAGCCAGCTCCAAGTTTATTATTGATACCATCATCTCTTGTCTCTAGGTCAATAGCTATTTCTTTTGCGTTAGATAAATCTTTATACTCACTCGGAGTATTCCACATTGATTTTTTAAATGTTAGTGTTAGTTGTAGTCCGTTCATATGTTTCTTCTTTCGTTGGTATCTTTTTTAATTTTATATAGCAATCTGCACAATAATATTTTTTATCTTCTATAACCACAGCCTTCTTATCACATTCTTCACACTTTTTCATTTAAACTCTTTATTTTTAATATTAAAAGCAACTGAAATTCTTTCTACATTTGATTTAAATGGTGCAACAGTGTGCATTAGTTTAGATGGAAATATAAATAAATCTCCTCTGTTAGGAAGAAAATCTCTTTCAGATATAAACCCAGGCGTTGGTGTATTAACTATAAATTTTATTTGACCAGGACCTGCTGATTTGTTTACACTCTTAAAGTAATTTTTATTTTCTTCTTTTATTTCATTTGGAACAGATAAATAAAGTACACCTGCTAAATCACAGTCCCAATGTACATGTACAGGATTAAATTCATCTCTTTTCATAAAATTAACCCATGCAGATGACATGTAAAAATTAGTATTCTCTCCATAAAAAGATAAATGAAATTTTTTATATTCCTCTAAATAACCCTCTAAAATTTTTTCTAACTTTAAAAAATTAATTTGATATTCTTCCTCTATATGTGCTGCTAAACTTTCATGGTACTTTGAATTTTCATTTTTGTTGCAAAGTTTTCCTACTTGATTTACTGTTTCTTCATCTACAATTGTTTTAAATAGTAGGGGACCAAAGTGAAAAAAATCTGATTTCATTTTTTTCTTTTTTCATCTTTCATTTTTTTTATTTCTAAATCACAGTAATGTTTTATTTTCTCTAAATCTTCAATTCCATTTTTACCCAAATACCTACAAACATATTTGACAACGTTACCCTGGAAGAATGAAAGATTATTTTTTGAAATAAATTCATAAGGTTGAATGGTAAACTTTTTGTAATGATTCCCGCCTATCTGCTTTGATTGTGGAAACGCTTCTTCTAATAGACCACTATTTGTCATTTTTCTCCTGCACGTAAATTAAATAATCAGATCCAATTGGATAGTTATACTTATAGTCAGTTCTAAGTAAATGTAAAGTTTTTCTTGCTCTAGTTGCACCAGTATACCAAACTCTACGTTCATCACTTTTTTCTTGCTTGTTTTTATTTTCATAATCAGATGGATAGTTACCTTTACTGTAAAGCACTACATGATTTGCTTCTCCACCTTTAACACTATGAATTGTATCTATTGTAATTAATGGATCTTTATCTAATTCTTTTTGTCCATAACGTCTTAATAATCTAATAAAGTGTCTTACTTGTCTTGGTTTAAAGTTCCTTCTTAATATCCAGTACCAAGGTTTAGTTTTATCTGCTGCTTTTAATTCTAATCCGCACCATTGTTTTAAATCTTCAAAGTTATATTCTCTTAGGTCTGGTTCATTTCTCCAGAACTTATCTGATCTAAACTCTGGCTTTTCTAATTCTCTAATAAACTTATATAAATTTTTAGCCTGTCTTTTATCTATTTTTTTATTTTTTGTAAGTGCAGTCCAGGCTTTGATAGCTTCCCATTGTTTGACATCAAAACATTTTGTATCTTTATTATCTTTGTAATATAGGCCAGCATCTTTAGCTAACATTCTAAGTTCATTAACTGTTTCATTTATTCTACCTAGTATGTACCAATCTTCTTTTAACTTCTCAAAAGGTATGTCCTTAAATGACAAATAACTTTTTACATATCCTTTAGATTCTCCTGGTTGATATTCTTTCTCTTCACTATCTTTAATCCCTCTTCTGATAACTTGTGAGAATGCATAAATAGCTTCACCAAATCTTTGAGTCTTTCTCAATTTAACTTTTCTGCCGGGAAAGAAAGTTGTAAAATATTTTGGATCTGCACCATTCCATTTATATATACCTTGGTCATCATCTCCTGCTAAGTATATACGATCTACTTTATCTGCCATTCTATATATCACCGACCATTGTAATGGAGTACAATCCTGTGCCTCATCTAATATTAAAACCTTTAATTTTGGAAAATCTAATGTGATTGCTTTTTCAATCATATCATCAAAGTCTATTAATGGTTTTTCTGCACTATTTAATTTATAATTTTCATAAGTTTTTATTTTTCTAAAAAATATATCTAAAGAATCTTTTTTAAAACTTTCTCTTTTATAAGCTTCTTCTGGTTGTATTAATAAATTTCTAGCTTTACTGTATACTGCTAAGGACCAATCTTTATATGCAAAACTATCATCAGATAATCTTTGATCACTTGTCTTAATTATCTTTGTTCGCAATGCAAAGTCTATAGCTGCATCTTTGGGGTCAAATACATCCTCAGTAAAATATCTTCTGCAATAAGTATGTAATGTTTTAAATCTTAAAAAATCTTCTGAAGTATAATTAGGAAAAGACTCCATAGTTCTTCTCACTGCGGTGTTAACAGCTTTATTGGTAAAAGATAAATAAGCTATCTCATTAGGTCTGGTGCCTCTTCTAATATGATTCTTTAATACTCTCTCAATTAGAGTGTATGTCTTACCAGTACCAGGTGGCCCAAAAATCTTTACCGTTTTATGATAAAGACTTTTGAGTTTATTCAGTTCTGAATTTTCCTGTGTGGAAGTCATCATCCATTTCCGATACTGTTTTCTTATTATCTGTAGATTCGTTACTTATGTTTTTATAATCTACAAACTTAGGCATCTTAACAAACCATACATTTTTAACACCTTGATGATAGTCTAATCTCTCACATCCCAACATATTCAAAGCTTCAGCTGCACTTCTAAATACTTTATTCTTACCTAAAAAATCTTCAAAAGTTATTTTTTTAAAGTAACAAATATTGGTTTCAGAATCTAAAACAACATACTTATCTTTTAATTTATCAAAGTCATCCTCTTCAATATGGCTTTCAAAAAACTTTTTAAGAAAACTATATTTTTGTTCTTCTACTGAATCCTCAAACTTCATGTTGTCATTCTCAACTGCTTTCTTAACTAATGCAGACATCAACATTTCAAAAGGAGAAGGACCACTTCTTGGTCTTGGTAATGTTACCCAATAGATTCCGTACTTTAATAATTTAACTCTAAAAGATTTTTCATCTTTCATATCTTCTGGGTTAATAACTATTTTCTCTCCTTGAAATGAAAAAGAATATTCAATTGATGTTGGACTTCTAGTAAATTCAATATCTTCAAAGTCATCTATTAAATCTGGTACCTGAGACCCAATACCTAACTTTCTAAACTTACATAAATCTTTATTACATATAGGAGTAATAGCGCCAAGCTTAGGTGGACATTTATAATTGTAATCTTTTTTAGTAACTGATTTAGCTACAGAGGATTCCACTTCTTTTGGATCCATTGGTGTTACAAATATCTCCTGGTTTCTTTTTTGCAATATATCAGTCATTTCTTTTGCACTAATATTACCGTCAGCTTTTTTCATTTC